GGTATAGGAACACAGTTTACTCATCCTATTTCAAATGCTAATAGACCAGTATGTTGGGCTATAGCAAATTATGGTACAAGTGGTAGTTCATCAGAGTTTTATGCATTTGGTGCTGGAGTTTACATCGAAACAACTACAGATCCTTTGAAGGCAGCTCGACCAGTTTCGATAGATATTCAGACAAAAATGTGGGGTGAACCAGAATCTCAACCTTACTGGAGAACAAAACAGTCTAAAAATGGATCTAATACTGCGTTTCCATCACTATTACAGTCTGGTAGTTATTCATCATCAAGTTCGACACAATATCAAATGTCGTTATCACCTGATCAATTTTTATTAAATCCTGATGGCACAGAAGGTGACGAAAACCACACAATTTATCAACCTATAATATTTGATATTTCTAATCATAACATTAGTGATGGAAGCAAAAAATTATCTGAAGCAAGAGTCTTTTACGGATGTGTAATGCGTGGAGTAGAATATCAATCTAATCGACCAAGTACTCCTAGCGTTTCTTATGAATTGGAAGGAGATCATTTAGCACATATAATAGAACTTGGTCGTTCTACAGTTGACGGTAATTTAGTATTTGATTACAGCAAATTAACCGATAACGAACAGTATGGTACGGTAAATAATCTTTCAGATCAACCTTTCTCTAGGGCCCTTCAACCTCTTACAAACTGGACAAGCACATCAGACAAATATACTACAGGTAATGAAAGAGTTTTGATAACTGTTGGACCAGATCCAAGATATGGTGAAAGTAAATTTAGTATTTTTGCAGATAAACAACCAATTGTTGTTCGTGAATATGATGGAGACCAAGATGTTGCAACTGTACTAGGTACAACATTTACAGGAAAAACTGCTGGCGGAACTGGATATGCTAGTGTAGATAAACAAGACAATCCTAATGACTGGCACTATTTATCTTTAGTCACTAGAAGTGAAGCATGGTTGTATGACAGTATTGCTGACATTGACGATGATAGATTAACTCGTGTGCTTACAGTAAGCGACTGTACTTCGCTAAATCTTGGTCAAAAACTTACAGTTACTACAGGTTCACATACCGCATTTATTATGAAAATTGATGTTGATACAGCTGGCGCTATTGCTGTTACCGCAGCCACTACCGCCGAATATCAAATCGTAACACGAGGTACAACCGACTTCACAGCAATTGGCGCACCTGATAATAATCCTGGTACAATCTTTACCGCAACAGGTGCAGGTACAGGAACGGGCGAATTAGTCAGAACAAACACAACAGGTACAGTCGCAATCTGCGGTAGAAGTTCTGCACAAACAAATTACTTGGGTGCCTTTACTACAGATGGTGGAGGTGCTGGGACAATCACAGTCAATGGTACAGACGATAGCATAGCAAAAGATTACTGGACTTCAATTAATGCACTACAATACGATGTAGATTTAGGTATGGGCGCAGATGTAGATTTAAGTAATACTACTGGCCCAGCATATACTGGACTAGCACTTTACGGCGGTCCTCATCCTCGTGCAGCATGGACATTTATGATTAAACATAAAGATAATACTAACGAAGATGGTGATGGTGATATTGGCCCAGTTTACGAAAACAGTAGAAATAACTGGAACATCTTCTGGCGCGAAAGAGAACAATAGTTGAATGCCTTCTTTAACCTTTAACTACGGTAATTGGCAGTTTTGGGGAGACTACAATCCTCCTCTATACCTTGGTGAACAAAAAGTCACCTTTGACGGTCTTAATAAACTTATTTTAGTTAATGAAGGTGTGACTGAATTAGATTTTCGTGTTGATGTTTATTCTGCATGGAAAGAATGGATACAAGATCCTAATCAGATAAATGCAAAATGGGAAAAGGCTCTAGATGTAATTGGTGGTGACCCACTTCCTGGTGACCGTGTTCTTGGTACTACATTCTTCCTAGAAAACGGTTGGCGTATGCGTACATGGGAAGGCAATCATTCTCTTACAGTTACAGGTAATGTGTTTACTCGTGAAGGTGAACCCATTTTTGTGCCAACATTAGATCCATGGACAATTACAATTAACTTGAACACATCTACACTGGTAGAAACAATACTACCAGCACTATCACTCGGTTCTGATGATATTGCTGGTATTGCTGATGCGGTCTGGGCTGAAGTACTTTCTGGTACCGCAGCAGGCACAAGACTTGTTGAACTGGCTGATGCCGTTGCTGCATCAAATACATCATTGACAGCAACAGAAGTTTGGAGTTATATCATCGACACTGGTAAGAATCAAGCTGCTGGCGATAAACTTAAAAAGATTGCGACAAAAACACAAGACTTGGCGTTATCTTAATTTTTATAAATAGATTAATAGATATTTAAATAGGAGTATTACAATGTCAACTAAAGAAGCACTTGAAGCACTTATCGGCGGACAGGCCTTTGAGTTTCGTTCAAAGATTGAAGATGAACTTGCTGCTCGTTCATTAGAGGCGATTCAAACAAAAAGATTTGAAGTTGGCGCTTCTATGTTCGGTGATGAGGTCGTCGAAGAAGAGGTCGTTGAAGAAGAAGTCGAAGAGCTCGATGAACTGTCATCAGATACATTGCGTAATTATGAAAGAAAGGCGACCTTGTATAACTTTAAAAGAAAGGGTGATCCAGAAAAAAGAAAGAAAAGAAGCGATATGATTAAGTTGGCAGGATATAAGAACACAAGAAATACATTAGGTCCTACTACAAGCTTTAAAGAGAAATAAAAAATGAACTATCTAAAACTTATGTCAATTCTATCTGAAGCTGACGCTGATGAATACGGTGTTGCAACTCAGAAGAAAAAGAAAGACGAAAAAGACGATTATCATCGTTCAAAAGCCGATCAAGCATTTAAAGATATGCATAAGGTTGATGTTGCAACCGAAAAAGATTTTGAAACACTTGGTCCTATTACAACAAAACAACATGATGATCACAAAGGTAACCCATCTTCTATCAACATAGGTGATGCGACACAACAATCACCACTCAAGAAGTTTGATATGGGCGGTATCGGTAAATCATCTTATCGTAAGATTGATAAAACCGAAGGTCAGAAAGCCATGCCTAAAGTGGACGATGGTGCCACTAAAGTTTTGAGAATGAAAGAGGAAGCTGAAATTGATGAAGCGGTCGGAACTGCTGCTAAGTACGCACATAAAAAAGGTATTTTCGGCGGTAAGTATGGTGCAAAGGACCATTATCTGAATGTAAGTGATAAAACGGCGAAGAAGTATCAAGCACAACGCTCTGCACAAAGTAAAGCAGAACACGAAAAACAAGACCCTCGTATGGCTAAAAAAGGTTATACACAAAACATGGTAGACGCACAAAAAGCAAAGAAAAAAGCTAAAGAACGCGGCGTTACTATGCCAAAACTGAAAGGAGTCAACTACAGCGAAGAAGTTGAACAACTCGATGAACTGTCACCAAAGACATTGAACAGCTATGCTACAAAGGCACAACCAGATATTCGTAAACAATCTCTTGATGCAGCAAAAAGAAAGAGAAGAGCAAAAATGGTTGGTCTTGCTAGATTTAAAGCACTGAGAGGATCGAAATAATGGCTAGTGATATTACAGTAAGACAAAGTTCGGGTAGTCGTGGTTCTGGTATTGTCGTCATTCGTTCAGATGTTACTGGTGGTTTACTCTTGAATACGGCCGGCGCGGTCGAAGGTGCAAACGCTACCTCTTCTGAAACCGTCGCGAGTATGACTATTGCACATATTGCTTGGACAGGTGAATGGACTTTACAAAGAGGAGATGATGTGGTATTTTCAACTCCTAGTGGTTCATGGGGACAATACGATTTTGCGGATGAACAATTAAAATTAGAAACGGCCTCACAAGAAAGTGCGAATGTTATATTTACCGCTGGCGCTGGTGCTAATTCAATTATAATCAAAATGCACAAGAGATCGGGAGTAGCATAAAATGAAACTTATTACGGAAGTCTATGACCAAAACATAGAGTATCTTACCGAAGCTTCAGAAGACGGTAAGAAAAACTATTACATCGAAGGTGTATTCATGGAAGGCGATATTAAAAACAGAAATGGTCGCATGTATCCAATGCTTACGCTTGAAAACGAAATGAATCGTTACAACAATAACTTCGTAAAACAAAATCGTGCATACGGAGAACTTGGTCATCCAGACGGTCCTACTATCAATCTGGAAAGAGTTTCACACATGATTAAATCTCTTCGTAGAGAAGGTAATCAAATTATTGGTAAAGCAAAAATTATGGAAACACCTATGGGTTCTATTGTAAAGAATCTGATGGACGAAGGTGCCAAACTAGGTGTTTCTTCAAGAGGTATGGGATCACTTGTACAAAAGAATGGTTTAAACGAAGTACAAGATGATTTCATGCTTGCAACGGCTGCGGACATTGTTGCAGATCCATCTGCACCAAATGCGTTTGTAGAGGGTATTATGGAAGGTGTTGAGTTCTATTACGATTCAGATAGAAAAACCTGGATGTCAGAACAAATTAAGCATGAAGTTAAAAAGATGAGTGTGAAAGAACTGGAAGAACAAAAACTTTTTCTATTCAAACGTTTCATCAATAATTTGTAAATTTTAAATATTATAAATAAGTAATAAATTGTAAATTATTCTCAATAATCAAGGAGAACAAACATGTCTGATTACGAAAACTATGAAGATGAAAACATTGATGAACTTGCAGAAGTAAAGGCATCAATGGGAGATCCATCTGAAGTAGCAGATCCAGTAACAAAAGGCGATAATAAGTCTAAGGTTGCCATGAAGGGTTCTGCAAAGGCTGCTAAGGTAAAAGGTGTAGAAGATAAAGAAGATGCATTTTCTACAAATCTTCCTGTGCAAGAAAGCAAGTTTGGTATGTTGAATGCCATGATTGCTGAAATGCAAAGAATGTCTCGCGAAGAAGTAGAAGAAATTTATGCTGCTTTTGCTGAAGGCGCAGAAATGGACGACGAAGATTACGAAGCTTCTGATGAAGAACCAGTATATTCCTTCAATGCAGAACAAGAAGTTGCTTCTATCTTTAACGGTCAAGAGCTGACCGAAGAAGGTATGAGTAAAGCAGCTACTATCTTCGAAGCTGCTGTCGCATCAAAAGTCAACGAAGAAGTTGAAGCATTTGTTGCAGCTGCTGCTGAAGAGCTAGAAGAAGAAAGAATGTCTGTTGTTGGTACTCTTGAAGAGCAAGTAAGTTCATACCTCGATTATGTAGTTAACGAGTGGATTGAACAAAACGAACTTGCTGTAGAACAAGGTATCAAGAACGATGTAGTAGAAGATTTTATGGAGTCAATGAAGACTTTATTTGTTGAGCATTACATTGAAGTACCAGAAGAGAAGCAAGATGTTGTTGAGCAATTGATGGCTCGTGTTGCTGATCTAGAAGAAAGCCTGGATGTTGTCATGGAAGAAAACTTTGAAATGAATGATCTTATTGCTGATACAGCAAAGAATGCAATTTTCGCTGACGTTGCAGAAGATATGATCGGAACTGATGCGGAAAAACTGCGTGAATTTGCAGAATCAATTGAGTCAAATGACGCTGAAGATTTTCAAGCAAAACTTGAAACTCTGAAAGAACATTATTTTGGTTCTGAAACTGCAAGTCCTACATCTTCGGTTATTTTAAACGAAGATGCTGATCCATATGTAGAACAAGAAGAACTTTCAGAAGCTGTTGCTCCTGAAATGAGATCTTATATGGATGCTATTTCTAGAACCATCAAAAAGTAAGTTTTTATAAATAATATAACATTGAATAAAAAGATAAAACCTCAACAAGGAGAAAACAATGTCTGTTAATACTTTAGTAGAAAAGTGGCAACCAGTTCTGGAACACCCAGACCTGCCAAAAATTGAAAATACTCATAAAAGAGAAGTTGTTGCACAGCTTTTAGAAAACCAACAACATGATGCAATGCAAAATATGTCAGGTGGATACCAAACACCTACTCTGTTGGGAGAAACTCCAACAAACGCTTTCGGTAATGCTGGCGGTGACGGTACTGCTACCGGTCAGGTAGATGTATTCGATCCAGTTCTGATCTCTCTAATTCGTCGTGCTGCCCCTCAAATGATCGCATACGACATTTGTGGTGTTCAACCAATGACAGGTCCAACTGGACTTATCTTTGCAATGCATTCGCAGTACGCAGACGATGGTACCTCTAAGCAATCCGCTGCTAACGAAGCAAATCGTACCGAAGCATTCTTTAACGAGGCTGATACAAACATTTCTGCTTCTTCTAACAATGCTATTGGCGGAGTTACTTCACAAGGCGGTGTCTTCGGTGATGGTACAGCATCTTCTGAAACAGATCCAACAACAAGAACTTCTACATACGCAGTTCGTCAAGCAATGGATACAGCTGATGCAGAAGCTTTAGGAACTGATGGAAACGCATTCTCGGAAATGGCATTCTCAATTGAGAAAGTTTCTGTTGTTGCTCGTTCTCGTGCCCTGAAAGCTGAGTACACAATGGAACTGGCTCAAGATCTGAAAGCAGTTCACGGTCTTGACGCAGAACAAGAACTTTCGAACATTCTGTCAACTGAAATTCTTGCTGAAATCAATCGTGAAGTCGTTCGTAGTGTAAACATTGTTGCTAAAGACGGCGCACAAGAAAACGTTGCTACTCAAGGCACATTTGACCTTGACGTTGATGCAAATGGTCGTTGGTCTGTTGAACGATTCAAAGGTCTGATGTTCCAACTGGAACGTGAAGCTAACGCGATTGCAAAAGCAACTCGTAGAGGTAAAGGTAACCTGATCATCTGTTCATCTGACGTTGCTTCTGCACTTCAAATGGCTGGTGTTCTTGATTATACACCTGCTCTTACAAATAGTCTGAGTGTGGACGACACAGGTAACACATTTGTTGGTGTTCTTAACGGTCGTTTCAAAGTCTACATTGATCCTTACTTCGCTTCATCTACTGGTCTTCAGTATGTAAACGTTGGTTATAAAGGCTCAAATCCTTTTGATGCTGGTATTTTCTACTGCCCATACGTTCCGCTGCAAATGGTTCGTGCAATCGGTGAAGATACTTTCCAACCTAAGATTGGATTCAAGACTCGCTACGGCATGGTCGCAAATCCATTCTCGAAAGGTGCTAACGGCCGTTTGACTACTCCTACTGACAACCAGTTGGAGAAACGCGCAAACGAATACTACCGTTTATTCGCTGTAAAGAACCTGATGTAAGAAAAAGATCTCTTTTAAGAGACACTTTTAAGGGGTGCTTCGGCACCCCTTTTTTTGTTTATAAATAGTTAAAAAATGGATATAAACTATGTCTGAAATTACCGCAAACAAAAACTTTCTTTCACCACTAGGCTTTAGGTTTGTTCTTCAACGAGCACCTAATCTAGAATTCTTTTGTCAAGAATTTACATTACCGGAAATATCAATTGAAGATGTTACTCAAGAGTCACCAAATCTAAGGTTGTATTATCCTGGTACAAAAATGGAATATGCACCTCTCAATGTAGAATTTATTGTTGATGAAGATTTATCAAATTATAAAGAAATACAAGAGTGGTTATTTGGTCTAGGTTCTCCACAAAAAACTCAACAATTTCAAAATCTAAGACAACAGGAGGTTATAGGTGAACCTGGTGGTATTAGGTCTGATGGTACACTTATTGTTTTAACTTCAAATCATAATGCAAACATAGAAATTGTTTTTAGAAACTTATTTCCTATCTCACTTTCTCCTTTAAATTTCACAACTACATCATCTGATGTGGACTATATAAAAGCAACTGCTACATTTAGATATAACGCATTTACCTTTGTGGGCTCTTGACAAACGAATCACACTATGATATAATGGCTATGTTGCCTTTAAGATATAATAGGATACTATATGAACATTGAAACCATACTGAATGACTGGTCAGAAGATTGTAAGATTGATGAGACTAACCTATCACACGAGAGTACGAATATACCAATACTACATAGTAAGTATATAAGTATGTATACGAATGCTAAACTTGCTAGATTGAGAATCTATGAGAAGAGAAAGGAGATTAAGAGAAAGCTCACTGAATATTATTCTGGTGATTTAAACAATCCAGAAGATATAAAAGAGATTGGTAGAGAACCTTTTAACAAGAAACTACTGAATACACAAGTTCAGACCTATGTTGATTCAGATGATGAAATGATTAACATTAATTTGAAGATTGGTTATCAAGATGAACTCATTAAGCTCTTAGAAGATATTGTGAAAACAATACACACAAGAAACTTTATTATTAAGAATAGTTTAGACTATCAAAGATTTATGAATGGTGGATAAAATGAATAACTTTAACGGTGAATATCTAACACTATCGAAAGACATTTGCAAATACTATCACGACCACTTGGAACACTATATGCACATATATAGTCCTGAGTATAGATACACTACAGAAGAAGTTCACGCTATGAGTGTATTGAAAGCTTTGATTTCTTTATTAGGAGAACCATTAGTTGATAGACACCATGATCCAGTTATTCACCCAGTACAACTCAAGTTAAATTTATGAGTGATGTACTTAGAATAATAAAATTAAATGAAGTAAATATGAGAGTGGATGCTGAACCAAGCATCCGTATGGAATTAAGTGATAAACTTACATTCATGGTACCAGGTGCCAAGTTCATGCCAGCTTATCGTAATCGATTATGGGATGGTAAGATACGATTGTTAAACGCAATGACTGGTGAGCTCTATGTTGGTTTGTTACCAGAAGTATTAGAGTTTGCAAAGACCCGAGGTTATGAATGTATTGTCGATGAAAGTTTATCAAAACAAGAAGACTTTACACTGAATAAGGCCGAAGAGTTTGTAAAAGATTTATCATTACCTTTTGAACCAAGAGATTATCAGTACAACAGTTTTGTTCATGCGGTACAAAACAACCGAGCACTGGTGTTATCTCCAACGGGTAGTGGTAAATCTCTTATAATCTATTTGTTGACTAGATACTATGCGAAGAAAACACTTATCATTGTACCAACAACTGGATTGGTATCACAATTAAAAAAGGATTTTGTTACTTATGGACTGAATGATAAATATATACATACAGTAACAGCAGGTAGTGAGAAGGGCTCAGAAAAACCTATTGTTATTAGTACATGGCAATCTATTTACAAACAACCGAAGAAATACTTTTTACAGTATGATGTTGTGATTGGTGATGAATGTCACCAGTTCAAATCAAAATCTCTTACATCAATTATGACAAAGTTGCTTACTTGTAAGCATCGTTTCGGTTTTACAGGTACACTTGATGGAACACAGACACACAAACTCGTACTACAAGGCTTATTTGGTGAGATCAAGCAATTTAAGAAAACGGCTGAACTGATTGAAGATAAACATTTAGCACCATTTAGAATTAAATGCCTTGTTTTAAAACACAAAGAAGAGGAAAGAAAAAATGTTGTGGGTAGAACTTATCAAGATGAAATGGACTACTTGGTCTCACACGACAGGCGAAATATGTTTATCACTAACCTTGTTCTTAGCCTTTCTGGGAATAGTCTCCTTCTTTTCCAGTATGTAGAGAAACACGGTAAAATACTATATGATTTAATCAAACAAACTGCGCCAGATAGAGATGTTTATTTTTTACACGGTGGTGTAAGTGCAGAGGAAAGAGAGTATGTACGAAATGAAATCGAGAAACGAAATAACGCTATTATCATTGCTAGCTACGGTGTTTTTAGTACCGGTATTAATGCTCCTAATCTTCATAACATTATCTTTGGTAGTCCTAGTAAGTCTCGTATTCGCAATCTTCAGTCAATTGGTCGAGTTCTTCGTGTCAGTAAAGGAAAAGATAAGGCTACACTCTACGACATAGCTGATGATTGTAAATATAAATCAAAAACAAATTTCACTCTTAACCATTTTATTGAAAGAATAAGAATTTATAAAGACGAAAAGTTTGAATACAAAGTATACAACATCGATTTATAGTTGACAAATGGTTACAAATGTGATATAATGGTACCCACTTATGAAGATACAATACCTAAAATTAATTTCTGGCGAAGATGTTGTTGCTCAAGTAGAAGATATTGATGAGACTTCTGAAACAATAACATTAATTCAACCATTCGTAATTTCACTTGCAAAGGTCCAAGGGTATCATCAATACACCGCACATCGTTGGAATTTATTTCTAGGCGATGATGGTGAAGATAAAGTTTCAGTAAAAAGAAACATGGTGATGTTCAGTAATATGGCTAATGACTATGTGATGGAAATGTACTCTACTTGGATAAGACAAGATGATGAAGACGAGGACGATATGTCAGATATTATGCAGGAGTTAAATGCCGACTATTTAAAAAGGATACACTAATGGCAAAGAACCACTATGTTAATAATAAAGATTTTTTTGCAGCCATGGTTGAGTTTCGCGAATCT